TTACTGAAACTTAGGCGTTCCGCCCGGATCGTCCGTCCGACAGTCCGACACCGTCCGTGTCGGACGATGGGCAGCACCCCCTCCCAGGGGCGCCTGAGAGGCGGCGGCCGACAGGACCAGCGCATAGAATTTCCAGCGCAGCTCGAGCGGCAATGCCGCCACCTCGGCCGCTGTCAGAGGTGGGGCGGGATCACTCATCGCGCTCTTCCTCGACCCGGCCGAACGGCACCACGATGCCGCGCGTGCGCCAGCCGCCGAGGGTCAGCCCCGAGGCCATCGGATGCGCGCCGGGGATCGCCAGCAGCGCGCCGCGGTGGTTCCCGGCGCCCCACTGGGTGCCCGAGAGGATCGTGATCCCGTTCGCGACGAAGAGGCCCGCGTCCGTCAGGCGCAGGCCGATCCCCGTCAGGATCCGGTGCGCCTCCTCTTCGCCGGCGAACGCCTTCGCGCACCAGTCGCGGACGGTGAAGCCATCGACCGAGATCCCGAGCAGGCGGGCGAGACAGGCGCAACCCTCTTCGGGCGACCGTACCGGGACCTGCGGCCCGGTGACCGCGAGCGGCGGCAGGGGCGAGCGCGCCCACATTGCCTTCGCAGCGGCCGGGCCGGAGAGCAGGCGCGCCTCACGCACCATGCTCAGCCACATCTCCGCCTCTCGCACCGATCCGCCCGGGATCAGCTCCGGCAGCTCGGCCGAATCGGTCTCGCGCTCGGCCGCGGCCGCCTCGATCATCTGCTCCGCCGCGAAGTAGCGGTCGATCATCTCCCCCTGCACCTGCCATGCCCGGTCGTCGGTCATCGGCTTGACCAGCTTGAGGTAGCCGCGGCGGGTGATGAGCGTCTGGCGCGCCGTTCGCGCCGGGATGGCACCGGCCGCCGACATCGTACGTATTTCGTCCGATGTCATCTCGAAGAAGTCGTCGCCCAACTGAAAGCGCGGCCTGTTCTCGTTGAAGGTGCGGCGCGCCGTGCCCGAAGGCCGCTCGTGCACCTCGTCCACCATGGCGAAGGTAATGACCGGCTGGTCGCGATACACGATGCGCGAGACGACGACACCCGCGATGTCGATCAGGTTGGTGGAGGGCATCACGCGTCCTCCCCATCAGTGCGGGCGCGCAGCGCCGGGCCGCCAGCGTTCTTTGCTGCCGCCAGAAGACCACTCAGCCCCAGCGGCCAGTGTTTCTGGTGCAGGCGCGCCGCGGCCCGGCAGTATGTATTGAACGCGGGGCCGTCCTCGCCATCCCCGTTCGACAGGTCGATGGCGCTGCACAGGCCCTGCGTGATCGGGTGGCTGATCAGCACCACCATCCGCCCGCCCGCCCGGACGCGCCGTGCGCCGCTCCGCTGCGGGTTGCGCATGACCGCCTCGAACAGGACATCAGCTACGGCCCTCGGCAGGAAGGCGCGCGCCAGTTGCAGGCCATCCACCCACAGGAAGTCGGGCTCGTGATGCGGCGGTTCAAAGAACGCCACCGGCGCTCCGTTGATGTCGGCAGATGCAATAAGTTTGACCATGGTGGTCTCCAAGCGTTCGAGGTGAACGTGGCGACCAGCTTCCATCCTGGTGGCCACGCAACGACGGGTTGGAAGACCGCGAACGCTTGCGCAAAACGGCGAGCCTTTCGGCTCCCCACCGCGCGTGACCATAGGAAAAGCCGCGACTAGGCGCGGCTTATGGCACGCAAACGTTCGATCGGGCTTCCAACCCCGATGCGGCCTTTTTCGCCGCACAACGGGAAGTTGCCCGAAAAACGGGGGCGTGTCAATCTAGATGCCGGTAACCAGTGAGGGAGGCGAGCGTGGAGCGCGCCCAGTTCTTTTCGGTGATTTACTCGATCGGAGGCATCGCGACCTTCGTGGCACTGATCGTGATGGATTTCCCTGATTTCAACTTTTGGAATTGGCTGATCATCTTGCCGATCAACCTTTTCCTTGCAGGCATCTGGCCCATCTACTGGGGGCTGCTGCACTGGGTGTTCTACTAGGCCGCGTCCAGGTCCCGGAGCATCTGCCGTTCAGTCTCCTTCATCGCCTTGCATTCCTGCCGCGCCAGCATCGCCAGCGCGGCAGCCGCCAGCTTCATCCTGGCGCGCTCCTTGCCCTTCCTCATGACCTTGTCCACGTAGCGCTGGGTTCACGCCTTTTTCCTTTCGCTCTTTACCGGCCGTGTGATGGCGCCCACGGCGCGCGCCGTGGTTTCGAGCTGGGCGGCCATGTAGACCTCGGCCAGCGCCGCATTGGTGGCGGCCGTGTTGCCGAGCACGTCGGCCACATCGCTCTTCGAGGCCCCGCCCCGGCGGCTCAGGTGGCCGAAGGTGCGCCGCAGGTCGCGCCATTGGAGATCCGCCACGCTCGGCTCGGACTTCGCCGCCAGCGCCCGGATGGCCTCCCAGCGATCGAACCACAGCCGCTTCGAATAGGGCTGGCCGGTGGCCTCGTCCCAGATGAGGCGGTCCCCTCGCGCGATCAGGCGGGCCACGCGCAGCGCCGGCACGACCTCGGGATGCAGAGGAATGGTGCCCTCGTTCCCGCGCTTCGAGCGGATCAGCCGCCAGACCCAGACACGCCGCGTCTGGTCGGTGCCGAGGATCGGCAGCTCGACCGGCTGGAAATCGTTCGGCGCGGCCAGCCGCAGGTCCGTCTGCCGCTGGCCGGTGAAAATGGCGAGGAGGAGCGCCAGGCGCATCGAGCGCAGGCCGAGCCGCCGCGCCGCCATGAGGCAGGCGTCCAGCTCCGCCCAGGTTCCGACACGGCTGCGCGCCTTCGGCCGCTCGACGTCGAGATCCCGGCACGGGTTCGATCCCTTCGGCCGCCAGCCGCGCTTCTCCGCGTGGCGGAAGACGATCGAGAACATGCGAACCAGGGCAATCGCGCGGAACGGGCCCTTCTCGCGATAGAGGGCCTCATACCAGGTGTCGATTACCGGCGCGTCGAAGAGCACGATGGACTGCGGGCCCCACTTCGCCTCGATGGCGCGCAGATCCACCCGGTAGCTGGCCTTCGTGCTGTCCCGCAGCTTTTCGAACCGCAGGCTTTGCAGATAGTCCTGGATGCAGGCGCTGACCGAGAAGGCCGCGACCGGCGCGGCTTTTGCCTCGCCCTTCCGGGCCGCCTCGGCCTTTCGGGTTAGCGTCTGTGCCTGGCGCGCGGCGGCGCCGGGGTTGTCAGCATTCAACTCGACAGGCTTCGAGCCCGCCGCCCGTTGCGCGGCAGTCGGTTCCCACCACACCCGCCACGATCCATCCGCGCGCTGGCGCTGGCGGAGGCCGGAGACCTTGTCGATGACGGGGGGCAAGCTGGTGGGGCGACGCATGTCAGGCAGTCCTGGCGGCTTGGAGGAGGATCACGTTGCTGCCAGCAGGCACGGCAGGCAGCGGCTGAGGTTGGGCGCGGCCCTGGCGATCGAGCCAGGCCAGCACCTCGTCCGCCCGCCAGCGCAGCCGGCGGTGACGGGTGATCGGAAGCGGCGGCGGGAAGAGCGTGTCGCGCTCGAGCCGCGGCCGCTCGCGCAGGAAGGTCGCGGCCGAGGCGGCGCCGATCAGGTCGGCAACCTGCTCGGAACGCAGGAACAGCGGAAGCCCGGTCATTCCGCGCTCCACGCCGGCGCGACTGCCGGAGGAGTGTCGTCCAGGAAGCTGAGCCGGCAGGCGTCCTCGGCCTCCCGCTCGGTCCGCGAGATCTGCCCGGACATCCGGAATGCGGCGAGAGTGAGCACCAGAAGGATCGCCCAGGCCGCGAGGATGGTCAGTGCCGTGAAGGACATGGTCTTTCCCATGTTGGGCCCCGCGTGCCGTCCGCCGCGTGGCTGGTTCGGATCGGGCGGTGGCGGCGAGCAGGTCGCCACGGACGGCCGCCCGGCTGGCCTACACGCGCGGGAGCGAACGCGCTTCGAAGGCCATGTTCGATTGCCCGATGGTGAGATCGAGCGCCTCGGCCAGGTGCCGCGTCTGCTGGGCGGCATGACGCATCGCCTCGTGGCGCGGGATCATCGGCTCGGCCGGGCCCCCGAGGCGGAAGCCCGCGTCCTCGATCTGCCGGGCCCAGGCGATCATGCAGGCGAGCGCCATGCGGAAGCCGCGCCGCTCGTCCTCGGTCATGGGCCGGTCGTAGGGGATGGCGCCGGACATGGTCAGCCCTCCGCCAGCGCGGCACGGTGCTGCCGCCAAGCATTGTCCAGCTTGACGATGCCGGCGCAGGTGATGAGCGTCTCGATCGCCGCCTCGTGGCTGACGCCCCGCTGCAGAGCCTCGCAGATCGAGGCGCTGATCGTGGCGTAGAGCGCGAAGTCGGGCGTGGTTGAACTGGTCATTGTGATGGCCTCGGAAGCGATGATGGGGAACGGGCGCGGTCACATGCCGCGCATGTCGCTGGCCTGCTGCAGCATGGTTTCGATCACGCCCTGGACGTGGACCCAGAGGACCGTCATCAGGGCCAGGGCTGCCAGCAGCACGACGAAGCCGACCAGGATCCGCGTCAGGCTGGCCGACCGGCTGGCACTGAGCGTCGGCCGCGGCCGCGCAGCGGCCAGCTTCGGCCCCGTGATGCTCGCCATCTCGCGATCCGTGAGCCGCCGGGTCGGCGGCTCGGCCGGCGGCCGGGCGCTGTTCGCGATCGGGAACGGAAGGACGCGCGCGGTCACGGCTGCGCCCTCCGATGCCGGAGGGCAAGGTCGGCGATCTCTTTCGCCGCATTGACCTCTTCCGGACCGATGGCTGCAACCCCCGCGTGAGCGGCGTGCCCGCTCAGGAGGAGAGCTGTCGTCAGCTCGTGAACAGTGATCCCCTCGGTCGAGTGATGCCGGGTGATCTCGAGGACGGGGAAGGCGGACTTATGTGGCATGGGGCATCCCTCCGCTGCGCGACACGGGGAGAGGATGCTAGTAAACTTACTAGGCTGTCAAGCGGTATCTAGTAAATAAACTAGTTCCCACTGTATGGGCACGATGTCGCATGACATTCGCGAAGCGATTGACCGACCAGCAGCGCACCGTATGGTGCCTGCGCATTCGGAGAACTTGACGTGGATGAAATACAGAGTCGCCCGCTGTCAGCGGGCGAGATCGGCGCCATGGAGTTGTCGTCCAGGTGGCGGCTCTTCGCTATGATCCTGGCTTGTCGAGCTGCCACGCCCTCGCCACCAGGGCCAGCTTCCGCTGCTCGTCTGGCGGCAGCAGATGGTATGCCCGCAGCAGCTCTCCTTCCGCCTGGATCTGTTCCTGACTGAGGAACAGCTCCGCGAACGGGACCCCCAGCGTCTCCGCGATCTTTCCGACGGTACTGACCTTCGGGTTGGCCGATCTGCCGTTGATGATGTCGTGGATCGCCGATTGCGAGAAGCCGCACTTCACCGCCAGGGCGGAGGCTGACGTCCCGTGTTCCTTGATCAGGCGCACGAGGTTGTCAGCCAGCGTCTGGGATATCGGCTCTCGTCTCATGCGGGAGTGATAGCGCGTAAGCAGACGCGCGGCGACAACGATGGAAACGAGAAACCCTCTTGCGCGAACCTAGTAAGTTTACTAGGGTGCTCGCCATGTCCAACGTTCACGCTGACCTCCTCGAGAAGATCTACCGGTGCCTGGATCGCACGGGCATGTCGCGCGAGGCCTTTGGCCGGGGCGCGATCAACGACTGGGGCCTGATTTCGGATCTCGAGAACAACCGCGAACTGAAGCGGCGCACGGAAAGCCGCGTGCTCGCCTTTATCGAGACCTGTCTGAGCGAAGAAAAGGGGGCGGCATGATGTGCCATCCCGCCCCCTTCGACCGTCATGAAATCGCTTCGTCATCGAAAACCTTCTCCAAGGGAAAAGATGGAGCGAACATGCGGAAATATCCTGCCAATTCGGATGCTCACGGTCGCGCGGCACGGAAGCGCTTCGCCCGCCTGCTCTGGCGAGCATTCCCATCTACTTCGGAGCGGGACCTGGCCATCAAGGCCGCGCCCGTGTTGGGCGTCAGCGAGCGTCAGGTGCGCAACTGGCTGCAATGCGAGAACGACGCCGCGCTTCGCCATGTCGTCGCTGTCATGACGCTCGCCTGTGGCGAGGAGATCTTCAGTCTGATCGAGGGCCGCGGATGAAACGCATCTACTGGCGCCTCATGCACCAATTCCACAAGGCGCGGGCCAACCGCGCCTTGGCTGTCCGCCACCGCGCGCTGCAGCTGGCCGAGAAATATTTTTCCCGACTGAAGGGCGCACCCCGGATCGATCGGCCGGTCGATACGCGCCGTCATCGCGTGGCCTCCGCCCTCCTCCTGGCCGGGCCGGTCCTCCGATACCTCGCCGTCGTCGTGGCGTTGTACCTGGCTGGCGGCCTCCTCGCGAGGATCCTGTTCCCATGACCCATCTGCCGCCCGCGGTTTCGACCTGCCTCAGCACGCATCGGGCGGCCACCTTGCGGGGCGCCTGCCCTCTCCCCCGGGCGCCCCGCGCTTTTCTCATTCTCATCCCGGACAGGCACCCGGGAGGGCGTCGTCCGGCAAGCGGCGGCGCCACGGAACCGGCGGGGTCCCTCGGCCCCGCCGGTGACGCTGCGCGCCATGGCTGAGCAGCGCCGCCTGGCCGTCGTCATGTCCGCCTTCGCGGTGGCGATGAAGGCAAGGGCGGACCGGCTGCAGCCGCGCGACGTGGATCAGATGCGGGACCTGTCGATCCGCATCCTCGAGAAGGGCGAGGGCCTGCGCAACGCGATCACGGCCTTCGCCTTCGCCTACGGCCGCCACCGACGGGATCCGGAGGCGCTGGCTTTTCTCGGCGAGGACCTGCTGCGCGCCGTTCAGCGCGACCTGCGGCCCGAGCCCATCGATCTGCACCGGAGGGATATTCATGGCTGACCAGCGTCTCACCCTTGCCGACCAAGTGCTGGTGAACATCCTCGGGTGGATCGCCTCGAACGTGATCGAGGACCTCGAGACCGAGATGGCGCTGCTGCGCGAACTCGAGGCGGTCCTTCCGCACGTCACCAAGCACCACCCGAAGATCGCGCCGCTTCTGCCGGCGGCGGCGGAGCTGATCGCCGTGCGGCTGGCGGCCTTCGACCGGCGGGGCCTCTGGGCCCCGAAACTGCGGCTGTCCGCGCCGATGGCGGACTTCTTCCGCTGGCGCACGGGCCTCGCGATCGAGGCCTGGCGCGCCAGCGTAACCGAGGAGGCCTGAGACCCAAGATGAAGTGGAATGACCTGTCCCTCGAGGACCTGGCTGACATCGCCTACACGACCGACGTCACAGCCCGCATCGCCGCCAGCGCGGCCGAGCTCCTGGCCATCGAGGAGGGCCGCGTGCGCGTGTCAATGGTCCCGGGCAAGCCGGTTGCCATCCGGTTGCCGATCGAGCTGCCGGCCGTGGATGACGAAAAGACGGGCTGCATCTGGTGTGCCGACACCTCGGATGAGGAGTTCATCGACCACCTGGGCAACACGGATGAGGAAGCCGTTGCGCGGCAGCGGCAGCTCGCTGATCGCACTCGTGATGCGATGCGCGCCGAGGCGGCTGCAGAACACTATCGCACCGCCGACCGGGCAACCGATCTCTTCCCGCGGATGGGCGCACCTACGCCGGTCGGCCAGGAAGAGGCCCTGCGCCAGACTGCGGCCTGGCTGGTGACGCCGCACCCCGAGGATGGCGAGGCCGTGGATTACGAGGTGCCCTGTGCCGAGTGTCAGGGTGAGTGTGACGCGGATAACGCCTGTCGGTACGACGACGCTACCGACGGTACCGATGATGATCCCTACCTCGTGGCGTCGCCCCGGGCTCAGGTGGTGCATGTAGCCGAAGGCCCGGTTACGGCCGCGGTTTTCGAGGCGGCGCAACGGGCCGGAACCGTGTGCGACGAAGCGGCCATTGTTGCCGATCGTGACGGCGGTATGAAGCGCGCCGATCTGGCCGCGAAGTACGGGCAGACCGAGCCGCAGATCCAGGCGGTGCTGATGCGCGCCGCGAAGCGTGCGAAGGAGACAGCGGGCCAGCCGGCCCGACCGGACGAACCCGGCGCAATTACGGCCGTGGACCCGGTTCAGGAAGCAGTCCCCGAAACGGCCGCGCCTGCCAGCGCCGAGCCGACGGTGCCGCTGGAGGCTGGCGGCGGCACCATTCCCTGCCCGCCAAGCGTTGACGCCGAGCTTTGGCAGCATGTCCAGGACGTTCCGCGCGACCGTACCTGGACGCTGCAGCGGGATCATGACCTGCTCGGCTTCGCCGAACTCGGATGGCCTGCGCACGAGATCGCCCTCGAGATCCAGGTGCCGTCGGCCGAGCTGAAGCCGCGCTTCAAGGTGCTGACCGCGTCCAACCGCTGGAAACGCGCCGACGTGCTCGAGGCGCTGCGCGCACTCGTGCCTGAAGCACAGGTGGCGGAGTGACGGCGATGACGTTCCTCGAGCTCCTGACCCGCGCGAATGCCAATCCAGATCACTTCCGGGTGTGGCGCGCGCGCGGCCTGCTGGCGGGGCCGTGGCCCGAGCGATGCGACAGCAAGGCCGAGTTCACGGCCGATCACCTCGAGCGCCTCGAGCTCACGGTGCTGCTGCAGCAGGTCGGTGTCCCGCTCGCGCTTGCGCGCCGCATCATTGAGGGCGACCGTGATTTGGCGCGATCGCTCTGTCAGGCATTGCGTCAGGCCCTCTGCGCAGAGGCGGCCTGACCATGTCCGCGCGCCAGACGTTCACGATCGAGGAGATCAAGGATCGCCTGCTCGCGCAGATCGACCAGGTGGTGCATCGCTATGCGCCGCCTGCCTCCGGCAGCTACACCGACAAGGGCCTGTACTTCACGCTGAACCCGGGCCGGGCAGACCGATCGGTCGGTTCCTTTGTCGTAGCCGTCAGTGGCCCGCGCGCCGGGCGCTGGAACGACTATGCGACCGGGCAGAAGGGGGACTTGATCGACCTCATCGCGCTGTCGCTCGGGCTATCTCTGCCCGATGCCTTCCGGGAGGCGCGCGCCTTCCTTGGCCTCGAGCACGAGACACCCGACATCCGCCGCGCCCGAGAGAAGGCCGCAGCCGATGCAAGGGCCCGCCGCCTCGAGGCGGAGCGCACCGCGGCCGAGCGGGCCCGGAAGAAGGCCCGGCAGGCACTGGCGATCTGGCTCTCGGCCGAGCCGCAGATCTCTGGCACACCCGTTGAACACTATCTGCGCGGCCGGTGCATCGATCTGCGCGCCCTCGGCCGCCAGCCTGCGGCGCTGCGATACCTGCGCAGCTGCACCTTCCATCACGAGACGATGGACCCGCAGACAGGCGAAATCCACGAGGTGAAGGTGCGCCTGCCTGCGATGGTGGCCGCTATCGACAACGGCCGGGGCGAGACCGTCGCTGTCCACCGCACCTATCTTGCGATCGGCCCGAGCGGCCGCTTCGAGAAGGCACAGATCCCGGATCCCGTTACGGGCGAGATCCTGCCAGCCAAGAAGGTGCTCGGCGATTTCCGCGGCGGCCGGATCGTCCTGTCGTCCGGCCATGGCCCGCGTGGCGGCAAGGGCTGCCCGCTCTCGAAATGCCCGCCCGGGACGCGGGTCTACATCGCCGAGGGGATCGAGACGGCGCTCTCGGCCGTGATCCTGAAGCCCGAGGCGCGGGTGCTGGCGGCTATCTCTCTCAGCAACATGGGGCAGGTCCACCTGCCGTCGAACGTGGCCGAGGTGGTGCTCATCACCGACGGGGACGAGCACCCGCAGGCCGTCGCGCAGCTCGATGCTGCTGTGAAGGCCCACGCGGCCAAGGGACGCCGGGTCCGCTGCTGGCGCAGCGAGATCCCCGGAGAAGATCTGAACGACGCGCTGCAGCGCGCGATGAAGGAACAAGAGGTTGAATGACCGCGCCAAGCGCCACCGGGGCTTCTGGAATGGCTGACCTCGACACGCCTAGCACCGTTGACGACTGGATCGACAACCAGGCGCCAGCACCGCGATCGGCCGGAGAGTTCGCCGAGACGACGCGCCCTCGTCGGTCGCGGCCGAAGAAGCCGGCGCTCTCGGCCGTGGCCGAGCAGCTCGAGGAGCCGCCCGTCGCGGCCGAGCCGAAGCCGTCCGCCGAACCGCCCGGGGCAGGCCTCGATCCGCCAGACGAGCCCCCGCGCCGGCCACCGCCGCGTGGCGGCAAACCGGAGCGCCCGCGCGGCGAGATCTGGGACGGGTGCCCGGTCAAGCCCCTCGGGGTCAACGGCGACGCGTCCTTCTACCTGGACGTCCACGGCCAGATGCGGGCGATCCGCAAGCATGAGCGCCAGTCGATCATGCACCTCTTCGGGTCGCAGCTGCCGGCGCTCTGCTACAACTTCGCCCAGTGGACGAAGGACGACGAAACCGGCGAGATGAAGCGGAAGCCGAACCGGTTCGACGCCGACACGGCCGCGATGCATATGATCGCCGCCTGCTCGGAGAAGGGCCTGTTCGACCCGGACGGTGCCGTGCGAGGCGTTGGTGCCTGGTGTGACGATGACGGCCAGCTGATTTACCACGCCGGCGATTGGCTCCTGAAGGGAGCGGAGCGGATCGGCCCAACCACCCATCAGGGCAAGATCTATCCCGCCTATCCCGCCATCCCTCACCCGGCCGATTCCGTGGAGGGCGCAGGGCCGGCCCCCGAGCTGCTGAAGCTGCTCGGCACCTGGCACTGGCAGCGCCCGGAGATCGATGCCATGGCGGCCATGGGCGCCGTGGGTGTCCTGGCCCTGGGCGGCGCGCTCGACTGGCGCGCGGCCTACTGGGTCACCGGCGGCAAGATGGCCGGGAAGTCCGAGCTGCAGAAGCTGATCCGCCTGCTCCTGGGTGAAAAGGGTCTCATCCAGTCAGCCGATACCACGAAGGCCGGGATCACCGCGCAGCTCGGGCAGTCATCGCTGCCCGTGGCGGTCGACGAGCTCGAGCCCGGAGATGCGAACTCGACCAAGGAGCGGGACATCATCGTCCTGGCCCGCACCGCCTCGAGCGGCGGCCGCTGGGCGCGAGGCTCGAGCGACCAGAAGGGCGTGGGTGGCAGCCTGCAGAGCACCTTCCTCTTCTCGTCCATCCTGATCCCGGGCGCGCTGAAGCCGCAGGACAGGTCACGCCTTATCATCCTCGGCCTGGACGCGATCCCCGAGGGCACGCCCAAGCTCAGCCTGCGGCCGGACACCTGGCGCAAGCGCGGGGCCGAGCTGCGCCGGCTGCTCATCGATCGCTGGCCCACCTGGCACGAGCGCCTGGACCGCTGGCGGACCGCCTGCGCGGCCGAGGGCATGGACCCTCGGTCGATCGACAACTGGGCCACCACGCTCGCAATGGCGGACATGGCGCTGCATGCCGAACTCCCCGCACCCGAGGTGGTCGAGGGATGGGCGCACAGGGTGGCGCGAGAGATCCGGGCGGCCACGGAGGATGTCGGCAGCGATGCTGACGGCATGCTCCTGCACCTGCTTACCCAGCCCTTCGACGTCTACCGGCGCGGCGAGCAGCACACCATCGCCCAGTGGCTCAAGGCGGCCGCCATGCGGCCGGGAGCGGGCAAGGCCCTCTTCGGCGGCGATGGCCTGGGGAATGAGGCCGATCACGCCAAGGAAGCGAACAGGAAGCTGGCACGGGCAGGCCTGCGCGTCTTCGGTACGGCCGAGGAGCCGTGGCTCTTCATCGCGAACCAGCCGATCGAGCAGCTGAAGCAGCTCTTCCGGTTCAGCGAGTGGGCGAATGGCGTGTGGGCCCAGTCCGCGATCCGCGTGAAGGGCGCCCGGCACAGCAACAGCCCGCGCACCCTCGAGGGCGTCCGCAGCCGCGGCGTGGAGATCCCGTTCTCCTCGATCCCCGGACTTATGGCGCTCGATGGCAACCCGAGGGTCAGCACGCCCGAACGGGCCGATCCCGGCATGGAGGACTTCGCATGACGCGCATCCATTTCGGTAACCCCTTGTCGCCGCGCCAATCTTCCCGCTTCCCGGACCCGGGCAGGTGGCCTAAGATACGCGGGCGGAAGGGTCTCCGGACGACGGGTCAGGGCCACAACGCCACAACACTTGCGGACATCTGCCGTTGTGGCCGGTGTTGTGGCTTTTCCTCCGAAGGATCAAGGGCTTACCCCCATCCACAACACCACAACACCCGAAGCCCTCACACACATGTGCATGCACATGCGCAGGCGCGCGCGTATGGGGCTGCGGTGTTGTGCCGTTGTGCCGTTGTGCCCCTCTCTCATCTCCTTGAAGAGAAAGAAGAAAAGAAGGGTCTGAGCCACAACACCACCCACAACAGTCGTGATTTCCGGCGTTGTGGCTTGGTCAAGCCATTGGAAGACCTCGGAAAAGGGGGTTTTTGACCCATGGCGAAGCCGAAAGACCAGTTTGAGGCCATGGCTCGGGACGCCGCCGAGCGGATCGAGGCCGCCCGGGCCGAGGGCAAGCAGCTCGCGCTCCTGCCCGACGAGCCGCAGGAGGGCGACAGCGAGCGGGCCAAGCGCGGCAAGGGCAAGGTCAACAGCCAGCTCCGTGCCTGGCTGACCGCCCGCGGCTACCGGATGCCCGAGGACGTCCTGGCCGAGATCGCCGGGCTCACCACCCGTGACGATGTGTTCACCCATGCGATGGCGCGGGCCGAGCAGGTGCTCGCTTGGGCCGAACGAGGCGCGGAAGGCGTGAAGAGCGCTCCGGCGAAGCAGACCATGTCCGCGAGGATCGAGACCTTCCGCCTCGTCTTCACGGCCGCCCTGCGCGCGGCCGAGGCGGCAGCGCCTTACGGCCTCGCGAAGGTGACGCCGGACGTGAACGTCCAGCAGGCGGTGCAGGTGGTCATGATGCCGGGCGGTTCGGCCCCTGCCGATCGGGCTGCCCAGGCGCGGGACGTGACGCCTCAGGCCCGCCGCATGGCTCCGCCGCCGATGCCGGGGCAGATCGAGCAAAATCAACAGGTTACGGGAAGCGGATTGGGCGCGTCGGACGGCGCGTGTCGGACAGATGAGGTAAAGCCTTGATGTTGCAGGGGAAAATGAGCCTCGCGCACCAGATCGCAAATCTGGCGCTCGGCCTGTCCGGCGCCTCGGCCGCCGCCCTGGTGCCGTCCTCGGACCCCACCCCCCCTCTTCCGGGCGACGTGAACGGACGCGGAACGGACCCCCGGGGGGCGGGTTGCGCGCCTGTCTCTCTGCCCCAGTGTGTGACCCCATGCAGCGAAACCGGGACGAACGGGAGGCGGGTATGGGGCTGAAACCGGGCGCAGCCGTGCGGGGTATGGGGGAGGTCCTGCGACTGCCCGCGGACGCGGGCCGATCGGGTGGGGGGGTGCTGCCCGAGAATGCTGATCGTCTCGTGGCCATGGATGCGGCCGAGGCAGTCGCGACGCTAGAGGGTGCGGACACCGCTGTCCAGATGCCCGAGGCGCGGGACTTCACCTTCCCTGGCCCGATCGCCGAGGCGCTCTACTGGTCGGACGCGGACATCGTCGGCATCCAGGGGCCGGTGGGCTCGGGCAAGACGACCACCGTCCTGAAGTCGCGCCTGCGCCGAGCGGTGATGATGCCGCGCTCCACCATCGACGGCTGGCGGCGCTACAAGCTGCTGGTGGTGCGCGAGACGTACCGCCAGCTGTGGTCGACCACGATCCCCAGCTACCTCGAGGTCTACCCCAAGGCCATGGGCACCTGGTCGGGCGGACGCGGAGACCCGGTCACCCACGTGATCCAGTTCGACGATGGCCACGGCCCGATCGAGTTCCGTGTCGAGTTCATGGCCTTTGGCGACGACGTGATCGCCAGCATGCGCGGCGTGCAGACCACGGACATCTGGCTGAACGAGACCGACACCGTGCCGGTCGAGGTGCTGACCGCCGGCATCGGCCGGATCGACCGTTGGCCCGGGGCCGTCCACTTCGAAGGCTATCCGCCCGAGCTGCGCGGCTACGGCCAGATCTGCTGCGACTTCAACGCCCCGGACGAGGACAACTGGACGTTCCAGGTCTTCCACGACGCGGACGAGCGGCAGCGCATGGCGGACTTCATGACCGCCAGCCTGCCCGAGGGCGCGCGGCCGATCCGGATCGAGTTCTACAACCAGCCGGGCTACGGCCAGCCGGGCTGCGAGAACTTGCAGAACCTGTCGGCCAGCTACTACCCGCGCCAGATCGCCGCCATGCGGCTGGCCGGCCGCGGCGACATGATCGACCGGCTGGTCTACAACAAGATCGTCTACCTGCGCGCGGGCGATCCGGTCTTCCGGCGCGAGTTCAACCGCCGCATCCATGTCGCAGAGACGACGATCGAGCCGGAACGGGGCGTGCCCTTGAGGATCGGGCTCGACCAGGGCTTCAAGGGTGCGGCCGTGGTGGCCCAGTTCCTCGAGCCGTTCCACTGGCTGTTCCTGGCCGAGCTGCACTTCCCGGCCGAGCGGCTGATGGCCGTGACCTTCGGCCAGCGCCTGGCGGATCTGCTGGAACGCCGCTTCCCCGGCTTCGAGGCCGAGGGCTGGGGCGACATGGCGGGCGAGCATGGCGCCAGCCAGGCGGCCGACGAGAACGCCACCTGGAACAAGCTGGTGGGCGAGACGGCGGGCTTCCGCGTCCGGCCGCAGAAGGTCGGCACCAACCGCATCCAGCCGCGCCTCGAGGGAATGCGGGCCGCGCTCGAGTTCATCCACGGCGGCCGGCCGGGCCTGCTGATCGACCCCAGCTGCAAGTACCTGATCCGGGGCTTTGAGGCCCGCTACGTCTGGACGGACGAGGTGGACAGCTCGGGCGACAAGCGCAAGGTCCCCGACAAGCGGCTGACCGAGGCGAACGTCATGGACGCCGGCCAGTACGTGCTGCTGTCCGAAAGCAAGCCCTCGGGCCTTTCCAAGTTTTCCTTCCCGGGCGCGGCCGCGGCTGCCCCCGGCACCGGTCCGGGCTCGCGCCGACCGCAGGAGGCCGGCGGGCTGTCTGCCGGCTTCGACGTGTTCAACCCCTATGGAGACTGACCAGATGACGCAGGACTACTACGGGACCAAGCGCATTACCGCGTGGGCCGAAGAGCGGGACGGACAGCCCGGATACGCCGTCCGGTATGACCATGGATACACCTCGTGGTCTCCGAAGGACGTGTTCGAGGCCGCTTATCAACCCCTCACGCACATGAGCTTCGGCCATGCGATCGAAGCGATGAAGGCGGGCCACAAAGTTGCCCGTTCGGGCTGGAACGGGAAGGGCATGTGGATCGCTCTGACGCCCGGGTATGCCTTCGAGGCCCGCCACGCGAAGTGCGGTCACGCCGCCGCGAAGCGCGCGGTCGAGCTCGATGATCCCGAAGCCGAGATCGAGCTGTTGCCGCACATCGACATGCGGACTGCCGATGGCAGCATCTGCGTCGGGTGGCTCGCCAGCCAGACCGACATGCTGGCCGACGACTGGACCGTGGTGGAGGGCTGAGCGATGGCGAAGAAACCCACCGCTGCCGACGTCGGCATGTTCGCAGCCGCCGAGATCTCGGCCGATCCGGCGCCCGATGCCGCCGCGCCGGTTACCGAAATGCCGGTCCCGGTTGCCGAGGTGACCGATCCGGTTGAAGGCCTCGCCTCGGCCGAGACGGAAGAGCCGGCCGCTGCCCCCGCGGAGGCTCAGCCCGCCGAGATCTCGGCCGATCCGGCGCCCGATGCCGCCGAGCCGGCTGCCGAGGTGACCGACCCAGTTGAGGGCCCCGCCTCGGACGAGACGGAAGAGCCGGTTGCGTCCCCCGCGGCGGCCCCGCCCGCCGATGCTGCGGCGGATCCGGCGCCCGATGCCGTCGCCTTTGCGGCGGACGCGGCAGCCGCTGAGTCCTTGGTCACGGCCAATGCCGGACCGCCCGTCTCAGATCCGGCGCTCGCTTCGGTCCAGTTGGCGCCCAAGCCGAAGCTCGACATGGCGCGCCTGCGCCGGCTCATCGCCGACATCGAGGGGCACAACAACCCCCTCCACCGCCAGCAGCTGCGGGCGCGCCTCGAGGCGGATGAGGGCCTCGTGATCGACGAGCGCAATTCCGCGGTCACGACGCACCTCGCCATGGCGGGAGTGCGCACGAGCTGCACCGCGGGCGTGTGGCAGGGTCTCGCCAACTGGTGCAGCGCAGCGCGCCGGAAGATCCTGGCGGGGGAGGCGGAGTGATGGCCGATCCCCTCGACAGCTACAACGTCACGGCCGACGAGCTGCGCCAGTTCATCGAGCGCTACGAGCAACTCGAGAGCGAGAAGAAGGATGTGCTCGAGCAGCAGAAGGAGTTGATGGCCGAGGCCAAGGGGTGCGGCTACGACACGGCGGTGATGAAGAAGGTCGTGGCGCTGCGGAAGCGCAAGCCTGACGACATCGCCGAGGAGGAGACGCTCCTCGAGCTCTACAAGAACGCGCTGGGGATGGCATGATCGACGTGCGCCCCTACGACGATCTGGCTGCGATGGCGATCCTGCAGAGGCTCGATCCGTCCGACCACCTCGAGGCCGAACTCTCGCGGGGCGCACCCGCCACTGCGCTGGCGCTGTTCGCCGACTGGCGGTCCATGCAGGCGATCCGGGTTATTTCCCATGTTGCCTTCACCTGCCCGACGCGCGGGGGCAAGCCCTTCGCCCTCTTCGCCGTGGCCCAGAGCGGCTACGCCGGGGTAGGCGAGGCGGCTCTCCTGGCTCGTGACCACGCCCGGTTCCGCCGCCCGCTGGCGGAGCTGGCATTGGTCATCCGACGCGGGATCGGGGCCGAGGCTGCCCGGCTCGGCATCCACCGGATCGGGTGCCGCTCCTGGTCCGATCACCCCACCGCCGCGCGCCTCCTCGAGGCGATCGGCTTCCGCCACGAGTGCGACATGCCCGGCTTCGGCCGGTCGGGCACCGTCACCTTCCGCCAGTTTGCCTGGACTGCGCCGGAACTCCTGCCCGTTCTCCAGCCCGCTTGCCGCCCCCACCTTCAAGCGAGGAACTGACCATGTGCGTCTTCAAGTCCCCCAAGATCCCCGATCCGCCGAAGCCCGCCAGCACCGACTATGCCGAGGCGGTGCAGCAGAGCGACATCGAGGCCCGCCTGCGCAAACGCCGGGCCGGGGCCGCGGCCGACGTGCTGACCGGCCCGACTGGCATCCCCGCCACCCAGACGCTGGGGGGAACCGCGCAATGAGCGCCGTCGGCATGGTTGCAACCAAGCACCCGGCGGCGGAGCTGGCCGAGCGCCGCTGGGCTGAGCTGAAGAGCGAGCGCTCGGCCGAGGAATCGGACTGGGAGGCGATCGCTCGCCTCTTCCGGCCCCAGCGCGGCGGTTTCGGGCTGGACGATCCCGCGGGCCGCACGATGGAGAAGCCGCTGAGCTCGGCGCCGATCTTTGCGCACAACAACTTCGCGGCCGGTCTCTACGGGACCCTGACCAACCCCGCGAACCGCTGGTTCGGCCTGAAAACCTCGGATCCCGATCTGAACGCCTGGCACCCGGCCCGCCTGTGGCTCGACACGGTGACGGATCGGGTGCTGGCGAGCTTCCTGCCCGCAATCAGCCCGTTCTACACCGCCACGACGCAGGTGTTTCAGGATCTGGCCGCCTTCGGGAACGCCGCGCAATACGACGAGGTCGTGACCGAGGAACGGCGGATCCTCGATGTGACCATCAGCTTGGCCGAGGTGGTGTTCGAGATCGACGGCTTCGGCCGCGTGTGCGAGGTGGTGCGGCGGTTCTACCTGAAACCGGCGCAGGCCATGGCGATGTTCCGCCGCGACACCCTGCCGCCGAAGATCGATGAGCTCGCGCAGAAGGGCGACCAGGGCAAGATCGCCTTCTATCACCATGTCGTCCGGAACGAGAACTGGCGCCGCGGCATGCTGGGCGTCCGCGGCAAGGCGTGGGTTTCGCGCTATGCCTGCGAGATCGAGGGCACCCTCGTCCGCGAGCGCGGCTATGACGAAATGCCCTTCTACGCCCCCCGCTGGGAGGTGGACACTGGCCGAACCTATGGCACCGGCCCCGCCTGGATCGCCCTCGCCTCGGCCCGGTCGCACAACCGCATGGAGGAGGCGACCCTCCGCGCGGCGCAACGGGCGGCCGATCCCACCATCCTCGCGCCCGACCGTGGCGACTGGCCGCTGAACGGCCGCATCCGCCCTGGCGCGGTGGTCTACGGCGCCGTGGACTATCGCGGCAATGCGCTCCTGAAGCCGCTCGAGCTGTCTGGCAGCCTGAACCTGACGCTGCAGGAGAAGCAGCAGAAGATCGAGGAGATCCGCGACGCCTTCCACTACACGCTGATGAACCTCGCTGGCCGCACCGGCATGACGGCGACCGAGGTCATGGCGATCACGGAGGAGCGCCAGCGCCTCTGGGCCCCGCATCAGGGCCGCGTCCAGGAGGAGTTCCTGGCCCCGAAGGTGGCCCGTCGCTTCAGCCTGCTCTGGCGCGCGGGGCAGTTGCCGCCGCCGCCGGCCGAGATGCAGGGTGCGGACCTGCAGGTCGATTACCAGTCGGCCGCCTCGGCCGCGCAGCGGTCCGTCGAAGGCAATGCCGCCCTGCGGATCCTGCAGGACATCGGCCCCCTCATCCAGATCAAGCCGCGGCTCGCCGACCGTATCGACGAAGACGGGCTGCTCGAGGTGCTGATCGACGCGCGCGGGGCCCCGGCACGGATGCTGCGGTCGCGCGAGCAAGCCGACCAGCTGGCCCAGCAGCGCGAGCAGCTGCAGCAGGCGGCCATGATGGCCCAGATGGCCCAGACCGGTGCCGGCGCGCTGAAGGACGCCGCGGCCGCCGGGCAAATGATGCAGCCGCAGGGAGGTGCGTGATGGTCACCGAGATCTCGAAGGCCGCCCAGGACGTGCTCGCCGAGCGCGCCCGCCAGATCAGCGTCGAAGGCTGGACGCCGGAGCATGATGACGAGCATACCCTTGGCGAGCTTGGGCTGGCAGCCGCGCTCTATGCGCTGCCGTATGAGGCGCGGGTTGCTGGTGAGCCTCTGCTCAAGCAAGACGACCACGTCGGCCTCGACATGGCGCTGGAGATCGCATGCGACTGGCGGATCAGGCCGGAACCCGACGTGCGGCGGCGGAAGGTTAAGGCGGCTGCTCTGCTGCTCGCCGAGATCGAGCGGTTGGACCGGGCCGAGGGCCGCGCATGATCTGGAACCCCCTCACCATCCTCGTGGGCTTCTTCCCGTCGGCCGCGCGCCGTGAGGCTGCCGCCTGCTCGAAACGCTGGCAGGCGGCGGCTGCGCGCGACCCGCGGCTGACGCTCGACATCATCCGCATGGGCGGGGTGCTCGACCTGCAGCCCGTGCGCCTCGTGGACGGATACCCTGAGCCCGAGCCCATCGACCCGCAGCGGCTGGCCTACGAGGCCGGCCGCCGTGACTTCGCCATGCAGCTTCTGGCGCTGGCGCATCTGACCCCCGACGATTTGAACATCCTGATGGAGACCAACGATGCTGCGTAACCGTGCCGCCTTCTTCCTCATGCTCTGCCGCGCGCCCGAGGACGGCGCGGGCGCCGGCGCTGCCGAAGGCGGCGGCGAGGGCGGGGCCGATGCTGAAGCCGCTGCCGCTGCGGCCGCCGCTGGCGAAGGCCAAGGATCGGCCACGCCCTGGTGGAAAGGCTCGGACTTCACGGCCGAGGAGCAGCAGTGGCTGGCCGCCCGCGGGCTGACCGAGGACGATCCGACCAAGGTCCTGCCGAAGATCGTGAAGGGCCACCGTGCCGCCGAGCAGCGGATCGGCCGCGGGCTGGACACGATCATCGACAAGCCGGGCAAGGATCAGCCCGTGACGGAGTGGCTGCGCGCCAACGCCGCGGCCCTCGGCCTCCCGGACAAGGAAGACGGCTACACCGCGCAGCCCCCGGCCGACTGGCCGAAGGAAGCCGCGTGGGACACGGAGCTCGAGGCCAAGGCCCGCAAGGTCGCGTTCGAACTGGGCGTGCCGCCCCAGGCGCATCAGGCCTACGTCTCCCTCTTTGCCGAGAAGGTGAAGGAGATGGACAGGGCCTCGCGCGACGGCCTCGCCCTGGCGCAGGATCAGATGATGAACGATCTGCGTCGGGACTATGGCGAGCAGGTGGGCGCCGTCATCACCAAGGCCAAGCAGGGCGCGCAGTTCGTCGCCGAAAAGGCGGGCCTGTCGGCCGACGCGCTGACCGGGATCAGCCAAGTGCTCAGCGACAAGGGCGGTGACGCGAACACAATCCGCTTCATGGCCGCGATCGCCGACATGATGGGCGAGGACAACGCAGCGGGAATCGGGAAGGGCGGCGCGCTCACCATGACGCCGGCCGAAGCCCGGGCCGAGCTTGCCCGCTTCCAGGCCCCCGACGGCGAATACGGCCGCGCCGTGGCCGAGGGCAACGTCGCCAAGGTGCGCGAGCTCAGCACGCGGCGCGAGCAGCTCGCGAAGATCGCCGCGAGGACCTGATGGCGCTGGACGAGTTCCAGCAGATCGCCCATGCCCGCGCGAACATGATGCTGCGCGGTCACAAGGATCTGCAGTGCCATGTCGGGCCGCGGTTCTTCGAGAGGTGCTTCCCGCCAGGACAGCTCCTCTCGATCGACGAGCGGCGGCGGCAATGGGAGGAGACGCTCTCCATGCCGATCATCATCGCTGACTGGATGGAAGGTTTCTCCGTCCACGTTGCCGCCGAAGCGGGCGAGATCAACGGCGGCTGAAAAGTCAACAGCGAATTTAGCCCCCAGCTCTTGCGTCGGGGGCTTTTTCATGTGCGGGAACTTGTGCTACGTCTTTCCGTGACGGGCACCCCGATCCTTTCGGGTCCAGACGACAGCCGGAAAGCCACGGCCGCCCAGCAGAGCGCATCTGCAGGAACGGTCCGGCGCCGCCGGGCACCCCTTCCGAAAAAACCCCACGATCAGCGTTTTTTCTCGGAGGGCACACATGCCTCAATCCATGCTCGTCGAGGCGCACCACCGCCTCATGTATGCGCAGAGCGTCACGATGGTGGCGCAGCAGACGCGCGATCCCTTTGCCGGCGCCGTCACGGATGCCTCGGCCACCGGCGAGGCCCAGTCGGTCACCGATCTGGTCGATGCCGGCGAATATGCCTATGGCGAGGAACGCAGCCGCCGGAACCCCGAGATGCCGATCAGCGGCAGCCGGCGCTGGGTCGTCATGCCGCCCGTGATCGAAAGCGGGCAGTATATCGACAAGGAAGACAAGTGGCGCACGGCCACCGACCCGACTTCGACCATCGTGACCACGCACACCCGCCGCGTGATCCGCGGCAAGGCTGACCGCACGCTCGGCATCCGCAAGGACGGCGACGGCAACTATTCCGTCCAGGACGGCGGTATCCTCGGCTATGCCACCGAGGGCAAGCGCGGCGCCGCGCGGGTCGGGCTGCCCTCGTCGCAGTTCGTGCCCGTAGGCACCACCGGGCTCACGCTCGACAAGCTGCGCGACGCGGTGAAGACCCTGAAGCTCGATGACTTCGGCATGGAAGACGACGATCCGCTCTACTGCTCGATCACGCCGAACCAGGAGGATGACCTTCTGGCCATCGCCGCCGCCTCGGGCGCCAATCTCAACACCTTCTCGATCGACCAGCTGCGCACCGGCAAGCCCACGATGCTGATGGGTGTCAACTGGATCCTGACCAACCGCCTTCCGGTCGATGCGGCCGACAGCCGGCTCTGCCCGATCTGGTCGAAGAAGAACATCGTGCGGGGTATCTGGCAGGACGTGCAGGGCGACATGTGGAACGACACCCACGCCAAGAACCTGCCCTACGCCTACGTCTCGGCCTACATCGACTGCGTCCGCGTCCAGGACAAGGGCGTCATCGCCATCGAGTGCAAGGAATGACCGCCGCGGCCCGGGTCTGATCCCGGGCCGTCGCCTTTCGCACATCCGAACAGGAGGGGCCCATGGCCGTTGTCTCGAAAAAATCCGATCTCTTCCCGGACATCCGCGCGGGCGATCCCGTGCCGGATCCCGCCAAGGCGCGCGGGCGGCAGATCTGCGCCGCCTTCGCCGTCGCCAACCTCGCGACCGACAGCTCCGGCTCGATGTATCACCTGGTGGACATCCCGGCCGACGCCATCATCGACAGCCGCACCGCCTTCCAGGTCCAGAACTGGGGCTTCGCGACGGTCAACATCGGCACGAAATCCGACATCGACGCCCTCGGCACCGTCGCGAAGTCCGCAGGCAACGTCTACCAGCCCGTGGCCTTCGGCGATGCCAAGCACGGGCTGCCGGCCTGGCAGGCCCTCGGCCTCTCGGCCGCGCCCGAGAACAACGTGATCTCGCTCTATGCCCATGCCTCCGCCGCGGCGACCGGCGCCGGCACGCTGAAGGGCGAACTGCACTACCGCTACCACTGAGCGGCGTGCCTGAGAGCGGCGGGGGCGGCATCGGCCCCGCCAACCAGAAGGAACCCGACACATGACCACGCCCATTGCCACCTCGATCATCGCCGCGCAGGCCTGCCGCTACATGGAGGTCGCGCCCATCAGCTCCTTCGGCGATGGATCCGAGCTGGCAGCGGCCATGGCCGAGATGTATCCGATCGCCCTCCGGGCTTGCCTCGAGCGGGCGGACTGGGAATTTGCATCCGTGCTCGTGCGGCTGCCCGCGGCGGTGCCGGCCGCGACCGTCGCCACCGATGACGGGATGCCAAACCTCTACACCCTGCCCGGTGACCTGGTGAAGGTGCGCGAGGTGGGCGATGCCGACACGATTTGGCGCATTGACCGCGAGGGGCTGAGGGCATCGGACGCCGCGCCCCTGCGCGTGCGCTACACCAGCACGATCGAGACCGAGGCGCGCCTACCGGCCGAGTTCCAGCTGGCCGTGGCGGCGAAGCTCGCGAGCCTGATGGGGCCCCGCTGGCTTGGCGCCCAGTCGAAGGTCGATGCCCTGCGCGCCGAGGCCGAGGATCTGCTGAAGACCGCCATGCGCAGCTCGGCCCGGGCTGCAAGCGAAATGCGCTACGACGGGCTGGATGACGAGGGCGACTGGGTGGCGGAGGCGCTGCGGTGACGAGGACGAGCCCTCCGCAGGTTGCCTTCAGTTCGGGCGAGCTGGACCCGCTGCTGCACCGGCGCTTCGATTACCAGCGGTTTCAGACCGGCCTTGCGAAATGCCAAGGCTTCCTGCCGCTGGCGCAGGGCGGCGTCACCCGCGCGCCGGGAACGATCTACCGGGGCCGGACCCGCGGCGATGCCCGCTGTGTTCTGGTGCCCTTCTCCTTTGCGGCTAACGACAGCTGTATCCTCGAGTTCACGCCGGGCCGCATGCGCGTCTGGCGCTATGGTGCGCTGGTGATGAGCGGCGGTGCGCCGTATGAGTTGGTGACGCCGTTCGACGAGGCCTCGCTGTCCTCGCTCTCCTGGGTGCAGTCGGCGGACGTGGTCTACATGGTGGACGGCCGCCAACCGATGCAGCGTCTCGCGCGGCTTGCGCTCGACAACTGGACCATTGGCGCTCAGGCCTTGAGAAAGGGGCCGTTCAGGGTCCAGAACACCGATGAGGCCATCACGCTCACCGCGTCGGCGGCCAAAGGCACCATCACGCTGACGGCGAGTGCCGCTTTCTTCACCGCCGATCATGTGGGCAGCCTGATGCAGCTTCGGCCGAAGGACAACACGTCGGTCCCGGCATGGACCGCCGGCGAGGAGTACGGCTCCGAAACTTGGGGCGGGCCCCTCGTCGGTTTCGAAACCGAGCTGCCAGCCGACGTGCTGCGCCGCTATGGCACAAATACCTACCTGCTCGTTCAGGGCACCAAAGCCGGGTCCACCCCGCCGATCCACACGGAAGGCGACTACATGGTGGACAGCGATCCCACCGTGTGGCGGTTCATTTCCGATGATGTCGGCATTGTGCGGATCACCCAGATCCTCAGCCCGACCGAGGCCCGAGCGGTCGTGACGCGGACCATCCCGACCGGGTGCATTGGCGTGCCGACCTACCGCTGGTCGGAAGGCGCCTGGTCCAAGCGTTACGGTTATCCCTCGACCGTCGAGATCTACGAGCAGAGACTGGCCGCGGCCGCGACGCCCAGCGAACCGCGCACCGTCTGGTTCTCGGCCGTGGGCGATTTCCAGGACTTCCTCGATGGAACCGAGGATGACCAGTCTTTCGCCTACACCGTGGCGGGCAGCACCTCGGTCAACCGCATCATCAATCTGCAGCGCGGCGCCGCGGGTCTGCACATCTTCGCCCTGGGTGAAGAGTACAGCACCCGGTCGGAGACGCGCAGTTCGGTCATCGGTCCGAAGAATGCCGTCTTCGGCCTGGACAGCGGCGTCGGCTCAAGCACCGCCAAGCCGATCACCCCTTCGGGCAACCCGATCTTCATCAGTCGCGACCGGAAGCGCGTGCTCGAGATGGTCTATTCACTCGATCAGGATCGTCCGGTGTCCCGGGTGCTGTCGCGCACCGCGCAACATATTGGCGGCGCGGGCTTCGAGCAGATTGTCTGGCAGGCGGCCCCGGAACCCACCGCGTGGCTGCGGCTGGGTACCGGGGAGCTGGTCGCCATGGTCTATGATCCGGATGAGGAAGTGCTCGGCTGGGCGCCGGTGCCGGTGGCGGGCGGCTTTGTGGATGCCTTGGCCGTCTATCCGGCGGCGGGCGGCGGATCCGACATCCTGACCATGGCGGTCCTGCGCGAGATCGACGGCCAGACGGTGCGGATGATCGAGGAGCTGGCGATCGGTTACGGCGTCCTGACCGGGGCGCAGCCCATCGCCGAAGCCTGCCACTACTACGCCGCCAGCATCTTCACGCCGGACCCCGCGGCCGCATCCTTCGCGGTGCCCCACTTGGCCGGGTCCGCCGTGCAAGCATGGACCGAGCAGGGAGAGTTCGGTCCGTTCGTCGTGCCGGAGGACGGAGCCGTCACACTGCCCATCGCCGTCGGGCGAGCCTGCATCGGGCTCTTCGACAGCACCCACTTTGTCGAGACGCTGGATGTGCAGGCGGCAGCGCCGGATGGCAACAGCATGGGGCGGCGCAAGCGTCTGCATTCGGGCATGGCGGTTGGGCTCCACCGCACGGCGCAGGCCTACGCCGAGGTGGTCGAGCGCGATTTTGGCCAGCCTGAGCGTGTTTCAGCGCCGGTATCGCTGGTGCCGCGGCAGGTGGCGGGCGTGCTGACGCAGGCCTTCACCGGGGTGGCATCGGTGGCGGCGCCCACTGGCCATGCGAAGGAGCTGGCCGTCCGTATCCGGCCTCATGGCGGCGCCCCGCTGACAGTGACCGCGCTTGTTCCACCCGTTCAGGAGGCTGGCAGCTGATGTGTCACCCGGCGATCTTTGCAGCGGTTGGCATGGGCGGGACGGCGGCAGCCGGGGCAACAGCGGCTGGCGCCGCGGCCGGCGCGGCCACGGCCGGATCTGCGCTGTCCACCATCGGCGCGATCACGGCGATCGGCGGATCGCTCCTGTCGGGCATTCAGGGCATGCAGGCGGCCGGCGCCCAGGCCGACGCCATCGCCACGCAGATGCAGACCGAGCGGCAGCTGGCGGCCGCTCAGGATCAGCGCGAGCGACGGGAGATGATGAGCCAGATCGCCACACAGCGCGCCGAACTGGCCGCCCGCGGCGTCTCGCTCGACAGCGCGACGGCGATCAGCCTCGGTCGGTCGGCTGCGCAGGAGATGAGCTTCCAGTCCCAAGCCACCAGGGCGGGCGCGCAGGCGCGGCAGGTGGAGCTTTCGGCCGAGCGTCAGGCCGTGCAGGCGCGCGGGGTGGGCAGCCTCCTTTCGGGTGTGACCTCGGCCGCGGGCTACTACCTGACGGCGGCGCCGGATGTTTGGCCCGGGATGCTGAAATGAGCCTGACGGTCCCGAAAGCCGGCACGATCGCAGGACGAAGTGCGAGCGTCCGCATCGAGGCGCCACAGACCGGGCAGGCGCTGAGCCAGCTTGGCGAGCGCATGCTGCAGAAGGGGATCGAGATCCGTCGCGAGCAGCTGCAGCGCCAGGGCCAGCAGATCCAGCTCGACATGACGCGCGACCTCGGGCAGGCCCGCCAGCAGATCGAGCAGACATCCGACCCGGACAGCATGGGGCCGGCATGGGATCGGGCCGTGGCGGACGTCAAGTCGCGCTACATCACTGACGACATCGACCCCAACCTGCGTCAGGGCCTGGAGCTGTCGCTGCAGGAACTGGGTGACCGGCACGCGCTGGCGATCGGGAACCGATCCATTGGCCTGCGCCAGTCCCAGCGAGAGGCGGACTGGGTCACTACGCGGGCGCGGATCACGACCGAAGCGGCAACGGCAGATCCTGACACGCTTAGCGCCTATCTTGAGCAGGCCGATGGACGGATCCAGCAGCGGTTGGCCGCAGGCATCATCACTCCGGAGGATGCGGCGAAAGAGAGGCTGGCGCTGCGCTCCGACGTCGCGTCGGCCCGTGCGACCCGGCAGATATCGGACGATCCGGCGGCGTTCCTCGCTGCGGCTGATGCCGGCGAGTACGATGCGCTCGGTGGAGAGACGTTGGCCAGTCGCCGTGCGGTCGCGCAAGCAGAGATCGACCGGCGGACAGCCGCGGCTCAGAAGACGGCCGAGATCGCCACGCGGGAGCGCACCGCGGCTATCTCGAAGCGGCTCAAGGAGATGACGGACCTGATGCTTCAGGGGAACGCCGTCACGGATGAGGCCTTCCTGGCCGATCCCGAGGTGCAGGCCAACGCGGACTTCGGCGCAGCTGCGGCGGCCCAGCAGCTGCGGAACGAGCTGCCGTCCATCCGGCAGATGACCGTGCCGCAGCTGGACGCCCAGATCGCCCTCGAGGAGAAGCGGCCGAAGACTTACAAGTATCAGGTCGAGCGCCTGCAGGTGCTGCGCCAGTGGCGCGACAGCGCCGCGGAACGGTGGAACAGCCAGCCCGTTGAGACGGCGCGCAAGGCCGGCCTGCCGGTCGGTCGGGTGCCCGAGTTCGACCCGGCTGACCCCGCGCCATTCGAGGCCGCCATGCGGTCGCGGCTGGCGCTCGATGGTGCGGTCACGCAGGAGGGATACACCCGGGCCGCGGCCATCGTCGATGCCGATGAGGCGGCTCAGCTGAAAACGGTGGTGGACCCGAAAGCGCCCGTCGAGCCCAAGGTGGCTCTGGCGCGCTCCATCTGGAATGTTACCAGTGGCGCGGGCCTGCCGCGCGTCACCGCCGCCATCGGCGCGGATCCTGTGTTTCGGCGCGCGGTGCGCACCATCGGCCAGACTGGCTCGGACGGGCTGGCGACCGAGATCCTCACCGGCCAGCAGCGCCAGAAGCTCGGCACGGTGAACATGCCCACGGCCGGCAACATGCGAACGGTTTTCGACCAGGTCACCCAGGGAGCTTTCGACGCCTCGCCGGCGCAGAAGGCCGAGCTCCTCGAGGCGGCGGGCGCACTCTATGCCAACAGCGCGCCCGAGACGCTGGACGGCGCCGACAGTGCCCTGAGCTTCCTGGACGATGACGATGCCGTCGAGCGGTTCACAACCGCCGTGCAGCGCGTGGCCGGCGCCACGCCCGACCAGAACGGCCGCATGACGATCGGGGGCGTCCAGGAGATCCGCGACGCCTATGTAAGCCTGCCGCCCGGCGTGGGCGCCGATGACGTCGAGTCCGCGCTCGGAGACCTCGATCGCCACCTGCGCGGCCAGCGGCGCACCGAACAGGGCTGGGACAGCTCGGGCGGGGCAGCGGCCCCGGATCTGCTCCGGGCCTTCCGGGCCGCCAGCGGCGACGGCAGCGTGCCGGCGCTGGGGCAGAACCCCCGGGCGCGGTTTCAGACCCTGCAGCTGCGCCGCGTAGGCGAGAGCGAGATCTACGAGTTCGTCTACAGCCAGAACGGCCGCACCTATGCGGTGCCCGCCGATGGCGACCCCGCGGGCCGTGCCTGGCGCTTCCGGCTGCCTGACCTGATCCGCGAGGCCGGTCGATGATGGACGAGCTGCCCCTGCCGGAAACGGGCCTGCCCGTCCCGCCTGACCTGGACGCGGACAGCTGGGACGTGATGGGCGCCGGATGGAAGGCCGAGACGATCCGGACCGACGCCTGGTCCTACAGCCAGAAGAAGCGCCAGGCGCTGGCCTCGGAGATCTACGACCGGCTGACGCCCGACGCGAAACAGCGCATCGCCGACCAGCGCTGGGACTATGAGAACAACTGGACGGACTTCGAGGACATGGTGCTGGGCGAGGCGGCAACCGCCGCGCAGACCGCGCCCGAGAGCTTCGCGGGGCTTCCCCTTTCGCGGGATCTCTTCGACCAGCGGATCGACGCGGAGCGCCGCGCGGAAATGGACGAGGCGCAGGCAATCCTCGACCAGCCGGGCGGCCTCATCGCCGAGTTCGTCGGCGCCGGAGCTCGCGCCATGACCGACCAGACCAGCCTGATGATGGCGCCCTTCGGCGTGACCGGGTCGGCATGGAAGACGATCCTGGGCGAAGCGGTCATGGGAGGCCTCGGCGAGGCCGCCGTGCTGCCCCGCGAATACCAGGTGGCGAAGGAGCTGGGCCTGCCGGAGCCCGACCCCCTCATGCGGATCGGCGCGGGTGCCGTTCTGGGCGGCGGCCTCGCCGCCGGCGTCATCGGCATCGGCCGCGGGATCAACCATCTGCGCAGCCGCCGCGCCGGCATCGACACGGCTCGAGCCTTGGGCGCCGACGATCTGGACGCCACGGTCGCGATGGAGGAGGCGGAGGCTGCACTGCGCGGCGACCGCACCGTCCAGGAGGTGGTGAAGCCGGCCGCGAGGACGCCGGAGCCCGGCACGCTGGGGGACGTCCTGGCTGCACCTGGCGGGTTGCCACCCATTGCGCCCGATGCGCCCGAAGGCTGGGGGCAGATCCGCAACGGGATATTCGCGGGCGAGAGCAGCGGTGACTATGACGCACTCTTCGGCTTCTCGAACAGGAAGGGTGGCGAGTTCAGCCGGGTGCGTCTGACCCAGATGACCGTTGACCAGGCGATCGCCTTTTCCGATCCGCGCGGCCGCTATGCGCAATGGGTGAAGAGCAAGATCGGCCGCGTGGCCACGCCCATGGGCGCCTATCAGATCGTCGGCTCGACCCTGCGCGATGCGAAGCGTGCCCTCGGACTGCAAGGCGACGAGCTGATGACGAAGGCCCTGCAGGAGCGTCTCGGCCAGTGGATCTACCGCACCCAAGGCACTGGTGCGTGGGTGGGCTACCGCGGCCCACGGGACAGCTACACGCCCGATGTGGGCGGCAATGCGCCGAGCTTTCCCACCTCGCGCGGCTATACCGGCAGCGATCAGGTGACGGCCGGCGATGCCTTCCGGATCGACGTGGGCTACGAGGTGGTGGAACTGTCCAGCCTGAGCCGCGCCACCGGCGACCTGCAGCCGCGGGACCGGAGCCGCGTCGCCTCGGACGCCTGGATCGCCGATACGGCCGGGCGCCTTGACCCCGCCCAGCTGATGCCTTCGCCCACGGCCGACCGTGGCGCTCCGATCGTCGGGCCGGATGGCGTGATCGAGAGCGGCAACGGCCGGACGGCGGCCATCGCGCGGGCCTATGAGCGGCACCCCGACCGCGCGCTGGCCTATCGCCAGCAGATCGAGGCCGCCGGCTTCCAGATCCCGGCCGGCCTCCAGCAGCCGGTGCTGATCGCCCGCCGTCAGACCGAGCTTTCCCCTGCCGATCGCAGTCGCTTCGCGATTGAGGCACAGGACAGCGGCGTGGCGGCGATGACGCCCACCGAGGTGGCGAGGGCCTCGAGCCGCGCCATGACGCCCGAGGTGCTGGCGCGCTTCGACCCGCTGCAGGCGCTGACGGCCGACGCCAATGGCGAGTTCGTTCGCTCGGCACTGGCGGGCCTGCCGCGGTCCGCGCGCAATGCCATGTTCGACGCCGGCGGCATGTTGAACAAGGAAGGCCAGCGCCGCCTGCGCGAGGCCCTCTTTGCGCGTGCCTGGCCCGACCCCGAGATCCTCGCCCGGTTCACGGAGACCGACGCCGGCGAGCTGAAGTCCCTGCTTGAGGCGCTCGACCGGGCGGCGCCGGCATGGGCTGCGCTGCGCGCCGATATCGAGGCTGGCCGCATCCGTCCCGAAATGGACATCGGCCCCTATGTTCTGGACGCCATGCGCCTGATCGGTGCCGCGCGCGATTTGGCAAGCCGCGAGGGACTGCCGATCGCCCGCGCGCTCGAGGAACTCCTGGACGAGATCGACCTGTTGGACGGTGCCGTCGCGCCTCTCACCGCGGCCCTCGTCCGGAAGTTCTGGAAGAACGGCCGCGCGGCCTCGGCCGACGAAGTGTCGAGCTTCCTGACCCGGTTCGCCGACGACGCCCGCAAGGCCGGCGGCACTGCCACCCTCTTCGATGCCCCGGGCCCGCGCGAGATCCTGCAGGCGATCGACGGCAGGGCTTTCGGAGACCTGCCCGAGGAGATGGGCGCGCCCCGGCGCTCCGGCCCCGTGCAGCCGACCCAGGCTCCCGCGCGGGGCTTCGACGATGCGGCAGCCCCCGAGGCCGTGGCGGCCGATGTCGCCGCGCTCGAGGAGCTGGGCGGCGCCGACGTTAGACCGCCGTCTAACGAAGCGCCGGATCAGGTTGCCGATGCCATCGCCGCTGCTCGTTCGGAACTCGGGGACATGGAAATCGAGATGCCGGACGGCACCACGCGCAGCGCGGCCGAGCTGCTGGATGATCTGGACGCGGACGCGCAGGCCGATGCCGTCCTTCAGGCTTGTGCCATAGGAGGTGCCGCATGAACCTGCACGATTGCCTGCAGCGCGCGATGGACTTCGGCGAGATCGACAGGGCGCGAGGCGTCGCCCTTCAGGGCCAGTACGACCAACTCCGCACACGATACGAGACCATGATGGGACCGGCCGCGGCTGCCGCCCGTGCTGCAGCGGATCTGAAGGAAGCCTTCCGGAAGGCCAAGACCAGTCGCTTCCACAAGGTGGTCAACCAGCTGCAGGCGATGCGCCGGCTGCGTGCGCAGATCGAGCAGGCGCCGGACCCGGCCGTCGCGCTGCGCAACCTGCTCGAGCACTCCGACGGCTCGGGCTACACCGGCGAAAGCGTGCGGTCGATCAGCGAAGCCTATGAGGCGTCGATCAACGCGGGCCTGCGCGATGCGCTCGAGGCGGTGGGACTGAATGTCATCGGCTCGAGCCGCAACCCTGTCCTGTTGCGCGATCTGATCCGTGAGCTTCATGCCGAGGCCTCGGGCAATGCTCAGGCCAAGGCGATGGCCGATGCCGTCCGGACTGTTCAGCAGCGCATGCGTCGCGCCTTCAATTCCTACGGCGGCGATATCGGCGAGATCGCCGACTACGGCGTGCCTCACAGCCACGATGCCGGCGCCATGCGGCAGGCCGGGTTCGAGAGGTGGGCCGCCGAGATCGAGCAGCGCTTGGCGTGGGACAGGATCGTGGACTTCAACACCGACCAGCCCTTCGCCGCACCCGGGCAGATCCCGCCCCGCGCGGTCAGCGGCCGGTTCCTGAAGGACGTCTACGAAGGCATCGTGACCCGCGGCTGGGATGACCGGGATCCGAGCCTGGCCGTGGGCGGCAAGGCCCTCGCCAATCAGCGCGCGGAGCGGCGCCTGCTGCATTTCCGCAGCGGTTCCGACTGGATCGAATACAACAAGGCGTTCGGCGCGTCGGACCCGTTCTCGGCCATGATGAACGGGCTGCACGGCCTCGCGCGCGACGTGGCCCTGATGCGCGTGCTTGGCCCCAGTCCGAAGGCCGGTCTCGAGTATGCCGCCCAGGTCGCGAAAAAGCGCGCGGCGACGATCGGGAACCAGAAGCTCGAGGCGCGCGTGGACACCCAGAGCAAGGTCGCGAAGGCCATGCTGATGCATCTGGACGGCTCGGCCAACGTGCCGGAGCGCGCCGGATGGGCCAGCTTTTTCGGCGGCACCCGGGCGGTTCTGACGTCGATCCAGCTCGGCTCGGCCGTCCTGTCGTCGGTTTCGGACGTCGCGACGATGACGGCGGCCGCGCATTCTGTCGGCCTCAGCGCCACATCCGTCCTCGGCCGGTCCGTCCAGCTGATGGCGAGCCAGGCCACGCGCGAGACGGCGGCCCGGATGGGCTATGTTGCCGGCGCGCTTGCCGATGCTGGCGGAGGCGCCTCGCGCTATTTCGGGCAGCTCTTCGGCACCGGCATCCCCGCACGCATGGCCGGGTTCACTCTGCGGGCGACCGGCCTGAGCTTCGTCACCGACATGCGCAAGCTGGCATGGCAGATGGAGTTCTCGGGCTACATGGCCGAGAACGCCGGGCGCACCTTCGCCGATATCGATGCGCCGCTCCGCCAGCTTTTCGAGCGGCGGGGCATCACGGCCGCCGATTGGGATCTGTTGCGCGACCCCGCCTTCCGCTTCCGTGAGCCGGGCGGCGCCGACTTCGTCTCGCCGATCTACTGGCTGCACGCGCAGAACAGGATCCCGCATGTCGAGGCCGAGGGGCTCGCGATGCGCCTGCAGGCCGCTATCCTCGAGGAGCTCGAGTTCGCCATCCCTACGGCGTCGATCGAGGGCCGTGCGCTCCTGCAGGGCACGGCCGCACCCGGCAGCGTCGCGGGCGAGCTGATGCGCTCGAGCATGAGCTACAAGAGCTTCAGCCTGTCCCTCATGCTGAACCAGTATCGGCGCTTCGCCTCGCTGCCCACCCCGTGGGACAAGGCCAAATATGCCGCCAAGGTCTCGACCCTGCTGCTGGTAACGGGCGCCGTGGCCATCCAGCTGAAGGAGCTGGCGAAGGGGAACGACCCGCGGCCGATGGACGAGAACAAGTTCTGGCTGGCCGCCCTCTTCCAGGGCGGCGGCCTTGGGATCTTCGGAGACTTCTTCTCGGCCGAGACCAGCCGTGTCGGTGGCGGCTTGGCCGAGACCATCGCCGGCCCGGTCGTGGGTGCCGCTGGCGATCTGCTCAAACCGGTGGCCAGCAATATCACCCGCGCCGTCCAGGGCGAGGACACCCTTGTCGGCCGCGACGTGGCGGGCCTCGTGCGCCGCAACACGCCCTTCCTGTCATCCGCCTGGTATGCCCGCACCGCGTACAGCCGCCTCGTCGCTGACGAGCTGCAGGCCTTCCTGGACCCCGAGGCCGAGGTGCTCTTCCGCCGCCGCATGAAGAAGATGGCGAAGGACTATGGCACCCAGCCGTGGGTGCCGCAGCGCGGGACCTCCGGATCCTGGAGGCTGCCCGACTTCGGAAACGCACTCGGAGGCGGGCCCTAACCGTCGATCGCCAGCTCGACCGGCCGCCTACCGGCCGAGCTCAGACCCACCCCACCGCTTGCCGCCCCACCCCGCACCAGAAGGCAAGCGATGACTGTCGATACCGCTACCCCTCTCGCCACCTATAGCATCTCCGGCACCGGGCCCTACGCGATCCCGTGGCCTTACACGGCAGGCTCCGTCCGGGTGGGGATCGGCGCTGCCGGCATCGTGCAGGTGCTCGATCCGGCCTATTGGTCTCTGACGCCCAGCTCCACCACCACGTCGGGCGACCTCTACCTTACCGAGGCGGCCGTGGCGGCCTACGACGGCATGAAGCTTGTGATCGAGCGGGAGACGGTCACCGAACAGGGGTGGGCGGGCATACTGGGCGAGCGCGAGAAGGGGCTCGAGGCCCAGCTCGACCTGCTGGTGATGGGGCAGCAGGAGATGCGGGATCAGCTGTCCGGATCCCTGCGGCTACCCGGATCCGTCCGGCCACTGCTGCCCACTCCCGGCAGTACGGTCATCTTCGGCGATGACGGCCAGCCGAGACCTGGCCCGACCGCGCAAGAGATCAGCAACGCCCAATCAAACGCGGAACTGGCCGCGGCCGCGCGCGCCGCGGCTGCCATAAGTGCCGCACAGGCCGCCCTGTATGAGGGGCCGTGGCTCGATCACGTCGCCGCGCTCCTGGCGGACACCACGCTCACATATGCGGCAGGGTCGCCGTCCAGCGTGGCGGTTGGCGGCCTCGTGCGCACACGCGCCGAGGGTTACTGCTACAAGGTGGTGGACGCCGACCCTGACGTGACGACTGCCGCGGGCGTGATGCTTCGCGTGGTGCCGAAATCCAATGGAGCGGTCAGTCCGGAACAGTTTGGCGCGAGCGGCGATGCGACCATCGACGACCGCGACGCGCTGCGGCGCATGCTGGCGCACTCGTGCCGCATCTTTGAGCCTGACCCGGAAAAGCGTTACCGCACAAGCGGCCAGCTTGATCTCGGTCGCGTAAGCAAGTGGCTGACCAAGCTCAACCTGCGCGTCACAGGTTCGCGGGATGCCGCAGGCGCCAGCCTTGGCGTCCAGACCGGCGGCGGATCGCAGCATACGAACTTGATCTTCGTGCAAGGGAAGCATTCGGGGCCGGGCTTCGACGTTTTCGTTGAGACGCACGCGGCCGCGCCGTGGCTGGCGGTCCTCGGAAACGACTTCTACCTGCATCAAGACGGAACTCGTCCACCCTACGCGACGCAAATCGACTTCGATGATGTCGAGATCCGTGCGTCCGAATGGACCGCCGGCTACAGCGGAGACGGCAACTCGTGCCTCCGGTTCCAAGGTATGGATAAAATCCGGATCGGCCGTCTGACCCTGGCCAACTGGCAGCTTGGCGTGCGCTGCCATGATGTGGACGATGTCGTCATGGGCGGCGAGTTCGCCCGCATCTCCAACGCCCGGAACGGCATCCAGTTTACCGCGGTCCCTCGCGGCATGGTTGGAGACGTGATCTTCGAAGGCAACGCATTGGCCCCGGAGTATGTGCCTGGCGCCAACGCACTGGTGATCCGCGGCGTTCGGCAGTTCCTGTGCAGCAACGTGGTTGCGGAGAATGCCGGCGAACACGGCATCCGCATCACATCTAATTTTGCGGACACCGAGAAAACCGGAAACTGGGCGGTGGACAATTTCACATCTGCCAGCTTCGGCCATATCAGGATTGTCAGGCCGGGGGGGTGTGGCTTCAAAGCAGCCAGCGGGGACGATGACACGGCCGGGCAAGCGCCGATCACGGCAATCCAGATGGCATCGCTTTATGTCGAGGATGCCGGGGCACAGGATTATGGGGTTGGCGGGACCTTCACGGGCTCAAACCATTTCGGACTGAACCTTCAGGAAGTGCATAGTTTCATGTGCCCGTCCTATATCACCCGGAGGATCAATAACCCTCACAACGGACGGAACTTCGCATTACTCCGGCGCGTGCGCAATCTTAGCATTGGCGATTTTCAGGGGACTGGCTGCTACGGGGACGCGATCTTCTGGAATGTCGGAGACAGCGCCTACTACAATTTTGTGATCGGCGGCGGCGTGGTGGCCGACTACGGACGCGACGGCAGCGGGAGAATGCTGCATGTCTTCAACGCCCAATATTCCGGGCGAGTGGCGATCAAACTGGATGCGCACAACGCCCCGAGTCTGATCCGCTTCGCCGGAGACTATAATGGCACGCCGCTGAGTTTCTGGCGGGTCGATTGCACCCACTTTAACGTGACCGACACGAACATCGTCGGAAATTCGCTGGACCGCAGACGCATAAATGTACGCCCGGCCACTACGCCGACGAGTAGCGGCGAAGTAAATTTTGGCGTGGGCGACATGTTGATCTGTGTCGGTGAGCCAGGCGGAAACTCCGCACTCAGAAATGGCGCAGTGGATGTTTACCTGTTGTCTGGGAACTCAGGCCAGTTCGTCGCTGTCGCCGCCGGAGTGACGCCGGCAACTGGAGTAGGATTAAAGCTGACCGGAAGCTGGCGGCAACGCGGACGTAACGGTGATCACTCGGTGGTGCTGGTGGAGAAGGTGGCCAGCTAGACGCCGGACAAACGAGCCTTGCCAGCGTGCAGGGGAACCAATCCGCGGATGTGACCGCACAATCAAAGCAGAGGGTAAGGCAATTGGACGTCTTGAAGGAGTGGTGGGGCGTTTTGCTCGGCGCGATCACCTTCGTCGGAGGCCTCGTCGCGCAATTCGTGCGCCTCGAGAACATGGGGCATGCAAACGCGGCCGAGATCAGGCGTGTCTGGCGCCAGCGCGAGGAGGATCTTCGGGGGCAGCGTGAAGCCCGCGAAGCGACCAACCGCCTCATCGCCGAAAAGCACCAGGAGCAGAGCGAGCAGCTCCGCGAACTGAGGGCCGACATCAAGGCCCTCCTCCATCGGACATCGTAGGGAAGGCCGGATCATGAAGCTGATCGAAAACTGGCGGAAGGTGCTGACCTCGGCGTGGTCGGTCTGGCTCATGGGCGGCGTCGTCGTCCTGAGCGGGCTCGAGACTGCAGCGGCGTTCGTCTCGCCCGAAAGCCTCGACGTGTCGCCCGCGCTCTACAGCGCCGGCACCGGCCTGCTGGCCGCGGCCGCAATCCTCGCGCGCGTGCTGTTCCAGCAGAGCCTGGCAGCCGGAACGGCTGACGACGATGCGGACAGCCAGTAAGGCGGCAGCGGCCGCTGCGCTTGCTGCGGCCATCGCTGCGGCGACCGGCATCATCAAGCCTTGGGAAGGCCGCTCACTGACGCCCTATTACGACATCGTGGGCGTGCTGACCTGGTGCGACGGTCAGACGGTGGGCAGCCCGAAACCCCGCTACACCCACGAGGAATGCGATGCGATGCTGGCCCGGTCGGTGGCGCTCTACGAGGCGCAGATCCGGCCGTGCCTGCCGCCGGACCTGCCGGTGCAGACCCGCGCTGCCTTCGTATCGACGGCCTACAACATCGGCACCACCGCATTCTGCCGATCGAGCATGTCCCGGCGCGCGCTGGCTGGGGATCTTCGGGGCGCCTGTGACGCCCTGATGATGTGGACGAAAGCCGGCGGCCGAGTGGTTCGCGGCCTCGTCAATCGCCGCACGGCAGAGCGCGAGCTGTGCATCTCCGGCATCAAGAAAGGATCCTGACATGCCGCTGCTTACCGCCACCGACGCCTGGCAGACCCACGGCCCCACCACGGCCGAGGAGGTCTGGCAGTGCCGCGAGGGCATGGTCCTCATCACCCTCGAAGCCGTCGTGAACGACGACCAGGGTCTCGAACTCGTCCAGGGCGACAGTCTCGTCATCGCCTCCGGCAAGACGGTGCGCTACCGCACGCGCAACCGCGGCATCATCAACCGCGAGGTGACGGGATGAGGTGGATCGGCGCCAGTCGAGCGGGCGTCGTGCGCCGCGGCGCGGGGTTTCATGGCACCCCACCGCAGACTTCTGTCCGCGCCATCCTCGCCATCCTCGTGGACGGCGCGGGCAATGCGCTGGTCGATAGCGAGGGCCGCGCCCTCGTCGCCTGGGTGAACCAATCGGAGGCAAGTTAGTGGCTTTTACAGGATTTCCCATCCCCACGCGGGAATACACCCCGCCGGATCAGCGCACCGGAGTGGTGACCATCACCCGAGCATCCGCCTCGGATGGCTGGCTACACACCGCCGATCCGAGCGTCAGCATCGCGCTGAGCCCGGCGCTGCCCGATGCGGCCTATGCCGTGCAGGTGGATCTGATCTCGGCCGACGATCTCGGCCGGGTGGGTCAGGTCGTGGCCTATGACCGCGCTGCCAACGGCTTCAAGCTCCGCTTCACCGGGGCCACCAACAACGTCCAGGTGCGCTGGACCACGACGAGGATCTGACATGCAGGTGACACGAATGACGCCCGGCGACCTGCCGGAATGGACGCTGACGGGCGCGCTCATCACGGTGGCCGGTCACGAGGTCGATCTCGATGCGGAGGCGCGGGACGTGCAGGTGACCGTGTCGCTCTACCGCTGCCCGAGCGGGGGCGTGACGCGCGATCTTGGCGAAGGCTGCCAGTATCTGGCCGTCATCACCATCCCGCCGCTGACCTACGCCGCGGCCGTCGCCGACGACATCGAGGGCGGCGAGGAGGGCTCGGTGCTCGTCCCGGTGCCGGAGCCGGTGAACATCGCGGCCGTCCATCTCGAAATCTGGGCTGAGGAGGCCTGACATGCCGTTCACCATTTCCGTGCCGGACGCGCTGCGCCAGTCGGTGGAGGCCGCCACGGGCGGGCGCAACACCGTGCTCTACGACGACAAGGGCTATCCCTCTGTCATGCACGTCATCCCCAAGTTTCAGGTGCAGGATATCGACGCCAGCCTCGGAACCGGCGTGCATCCCGCGTTCGTCGTGGGCGGCATCGAGAAGTCCGAGATCTTCGTCGGTCGCTATCTCGCCTCGATCCACGACAGCCGGGCCGTCTCTCTGCCGGGCTACGATCCCGCGGCGAGCATCAACTTCGAGGCGGCGGCAGCGCGCTGCTCGGCCAAGGGACCCGGCTGGCACCTGATGACGAATGCCGAATGGGCGGCCATCGCGCTCTGGTGCTGGAAGAACGGCTTCCTGCCTCGAGGCAATACCCTCTGGGGCAAGAGCCACGTCAACGGCTGGGAATCGGCCGCGCGTCCGGACGGCGGCCTTCCGGGGGTCTCGTCCGGGGCCGGCCGCACTCGCACCGGTCAGGGGCCTGTCGGGTGGAGCCACGACAACAGCGCCTCTGGCATCGCGGACCTGTGCGGCAACGTCTGGGAATGGTCGGCGGGCCTGCGGCTGGTGGACGGCGAGATCCAGATCCTCGCGAACAATGACGCCGCCGCGGCCGGGGCCGACCTTTCGGCGACCTCGACGGCATGGCGCGCTATTCTGCAGGACGGCTCCCTGGTCGCGCCAGGCACGGCCGACACCCTGAAGTTCAACGCTACGGGAGCAGGCGGCACGGGGTCCCCGCAATTGGCCACCGCGGTGACCTCTCAGTCGGACGGTAGCGCCTCGGCCAGCCAGACCTTCTCAGCCCTGACCGCCACCTCGGGCGTCACGGTCCCGGCGATCCTCAAGGCGCTCGCGCTGATGCCGGTGGCGACGACGGGCATGGACGGCTCGCGCCTCTACATGCGCAACATCGGGGAGCGCCTGCCGTTCCGTGGTGGCAGCTGGAACACCGGGTCCAATGCCGGGGTGTTCGCCCTCATCGCGGCCAATCCCCGCTCGAACGCGAACACGTACATCGGCTTCCGCCCCGCTTTCGTGATCTGAAATCTGCCACCTGATATCTGAGGTCCGCGCGATAGCGCGGGCCCTGCAACAGAAGAAGCCGAGGGCGGCGTGGAAGACCTGAAGATCCGGCGGAAGTGCGAAGAGATGATTGCCTACGGCTACGTCGCCCTCCGCCAGTTCCCGAAGTTCGAGCGGCATGTGCTGCGCAATCCGACGCATCCGGTCAGCGATTCCGACAACATCCGGTCAGGCGTTCCGGTCATCCGGTCACCGCGCGACGTTGCCGCTGAGCGTGGGTTTGTGATGTCGGCTCAGGCAGGTTCGGTC